GTGCGAATTTGCACCAGAACGCGGCTTCCGAAAGGCTGAATCCCAGCTTCTACAGCGGGAAAAGCATTCGCTAGGGCGTCCTCATTAGAGGTCGTTACCACCTGTTTCCTCCTCATCAATCAGTTTAAGAAGCACATTGATTGCCGCCTCGTAGCCTGCTACGAGACCCACTCGATACCCGTACTCAAAGGCATCGCGTTCTATAGGCCGCTTCAAGGCTGTCAGCGCAAATGTCTGCTGCTCGACCTTGAGGCGGTTTAATAACTTGGTTTCTAAATTCACGCAGGAGTCTTAGGCATTGGCGGTGCGCTCGGCAGATTCTGCCCGTCAACCTTTAAGCCCGCCGCCAAACGATGCTTCTGCTTTACAGCGCCATTGTTAAGGTCAACGGTGCCCTGTTTAGGTTTATCTCTCACAATATATCCTCAAATTATGGGTTGGGATTTATGCCCGTGCCAGTGCTAACAGAGAAGCTCTCTCCGCTTAGAATTTCAGCTTGCGCTAATTGAAGCGCGGTTTGATTATCTGCTTCGTTCATCTGTTGTCTAGCTTGAATTTCCTGCATGGCCCTTTGGTCTGCGGCCTGCTGGCGCATCTGTTCTTTTTGAAGGTCAAACGCCGCCGCCTGCTGCTTAGCTTGAAGCTCGGCTTGTTTAAGCTGTACATCCTGCTGAAGCTTGGCTTGGTCAAACTGCATCTTCTGCTGGCTAACCTGACTCTGCTGTTGCAGCTTGGCTTGTTCAGACTGCGAGCGCTGCTGAAGCGCCGACTGCTGAACCTGAGCGTTGATTTGAGCAACCTGAAGCGAATTGTCTTGCGGCATCGGCGGCCCTGCCGGCGGAGCAAACTGCTGAGCCTGCTGAGTGATTTGCGCCAGCTCTTCGCCAAACCCGCTCAACTGCTGCTCAATGAATTGCTGAACCTGCATGATGATTTGGGTTTGCTGAGTCGGGTCGTCCTGAATCATCCCCTGCTTCCTCGCCTTCACCACTGCCTGATGAGCCTCGACCATGTAGTAGTTCAGCAAATGGTCGCGTAGGTGCGTGGCCATCGGGAACAGATAGGTTTTGATGATGGCGGGGTTGGCGCCAAACAAATTGGATTTCAAGAACGCCATGTGCGTCATGATGTGCTGCAAGTGGTCTTGCTTTGGCAGCACAAAAATCGGCTGGCCCATCGTCGCCTCAACGTTCTCGCTCGCCGGGTCTTTGTTTTCCTCGCCCGGCTTTGGCAGCAACACCTCGGTATCGGGAACCTTGAGGTTGCGAAGAAACATCTGCTCAACTTTTCGCACATCGTAAAGCTGAGGCAGCAGAGCCGCTCGCTGAACAATGGCCTGAGTCTGAGCAAAGCGCTGGGTGTCGCTAAAGATTGACGGGTCGCTGACCGGCACAACGTCCATCGGGCCATCAAAGTCAGACGGCTCAATCTCAAGCCCTGCTGATTGCGCCTGAATGTCGTCCTGCGTCAGGTACGCCGAATTGATCCGATGCAGAATCTTCAGGCACCGCGCCATTGAGCTGTGGAGTCTCGAGTGAATGCTGCTAAACACGACCATACCCTGCTCAATCAGGGCCATCGTCGTGCCGACCGGCTGGTTCGGATTCTGGTCGGCTAGCTTCTCAAATGTCGTCTGCACAACGCCCTTGCCGGCATCCACCAAAAAGCCCAGCAACTGGAACAGCACCGGGCTGGGGCCATTGAAGGGCAGCGGCATAGCAATCTTGCGAACGTCGTCCACCAGTGCGCCGCCCTCCATCTCGACAACCTCGGTCGGCTGCACGTTGATTGTCTGGCCACCGGGGCCGCCCTTGAGCTTCAGGAGCGTCGGCACGTTCTGGATGTGGGCAGAGTCCAGCAGGGCACGCAGAGCGCCTGTGGCGGCTCCTGAGAGGCCTCCAATCATATGCGTGAGGCCGATGGGGTATGCGCCTCGCCACGGCACGAACGGGAACTCAACAATCCAGTCCAGCTCGCGACGCATGTCGTCGTCTGGCTCCCAGTTGCGGTACAGGGAGAGCGCCATCCCGCTGGATTTATCAACGCTCAGGATGTAAGGCTCAATGCCGTCACCAAAGTCGATGCTGGTGTAAACCTCGAAAATGGTTCGCAAACCGTCCTCGTTATAGGACAGCTCCTTTCGGCCTTCGATTTTGTCGTTGGCTATGGACGCCTTGCTGAACTCCAAGCTGGATGGCGAACCAATTTCGATGTCTCGGTACATGCCGGACTTTACGCGCCGAGCAAATTCCATTTTGGTGACGTACTGAACGTGCGTCTTTCGCTCGGCCGTGTAAAAGTTCGTCGCGGCAAACGGCAGATAGATGTCATCAATTGGGATGAATTCGGAGACCGGGCGCTTGTTTCGAGCGTCCCACATCATCTTCATGTACTGGCCGCCGCCCAGCGGGAGCTGCGTGCTGAGCTGCTCCAGCTCGCCGCGGAACTCCTGCATCTGCTCGGTCGTCTGCCAGTTCATGAATGCCGATTTGCGGTCGGCCTTCTCCATCTTCTCCTCGTCGTGTTCGCCCAGCACCTTGGCCTTGACCGGGCCGCCAGAGGGAAAAATTTCCTTCATGAATCGAGCCGAGAAATCGACGCATGCCTCAATCAGCATCGGATGCACAACCTTGTTGGCGCCCGAGAACTGGGCGCCGCCCGGCGCGTCGTCGCCGAGGCCAGTGCGGCGCAGGCCTTCTTCGTATTGCTTGTCACGCTTCTCGCGTGCTTCTTTGTCGCGGTCGATTTTGTCTAACAGGTCGCTGACCGCCTCGGCCAGCAGGCCGGGGTCAACCTCGTCAACGATGTTGTCAAAATGGTCGAGGTTGTCTGCGAGGTCTGCCTCATCGGCAAGGCGAATCATCGCCCCGCCGTCAGGCATGTCCTCAACCTCAGCCAAGTCCTCGTTGAAGTCCATCACCTCACCGGCAAGGGTCTGGTCGTCTTCGTCATCGATTTCGATTTGCTCGGCCATTAAAAGTCTCGCTTGTAGGTCAGCATGATTTTCTCGTCAGGAACCATCCCGGCTCGCTCCCAAGCCCCCGGCGGCGAGCCGCCGTCCGGGGAGTAGGCCTGCGCATCAAGGCCAAGCATTCCCCTGTACAGGGACAGGGGCTGGTTCTCATAGGATACGCCATAGCGGCCGGCAAGCCCGGGAAGGCCGCCAAGCTCGCCGTAGGCTCGGCCAAGGCTTGCGCCGCCCCCTGACTGCTGCCAGCCCGGGCCTCGCGCGGTCATGCGGCCACCGCCACCGCTGGCGCCCAGTTCTAGCGTGGCCGAGCCAGCCGGAATCTGGAGAGACCCTGAGCCGCCACCGCCAAAGCCGCTGCGCGAGTATCCGGGCGCCGTCATCGAGTTAGTGCCAAACCCGACATCAACTCTGCCGCGCGGTCGGCGGCGCTCATCCTGTCGCAGCTCGCGCAGAACGTCGTCGCCCTCGTTGAGGTCAAAGTCGTTGACTTCAAATTCGTCGGTAAGCTCGTTGGGTTGGTAGACGTTCATTGCCCGCTCCGGCTCGCCGGCCTCGGCGTACTGGCCGGGGTTGTCCGACAAGAACGCGCCGATGATTGAGTTCAGCCGATTGCGGTCGGCGTCAACTACGCCGCCTTTGGCAAAATTCTCTTCGTCGTCCAGATCAAAGTCTGGCAGAACGTCGTCGCCCTCGTTGAGGTCAAAGTCGTTGACTTCAAATTCGTCGGTAAGCTCGTTGGGTTGGTAGACGTTGTCTTCAATAAGTTCGTCAAGCTCATATCGCTCAAGGCCGGTGTTGTACCCGTCATCAATGTTTTTCCACGGGCCTTGTGAGCGCAAAAAATCTTGAATCATTGGCTGGTATCTTCCCGCTGGCGCTGCGTTGGATTTGCCCTTCACCTGTAAAACTGAAGGCCTCGGCGGGTCTGGCAAAACAAAATGCTTCACTGCCTCGTTGTAGATTTCTTGATCATCCGCGACGTAATTCGCGTGGCCCTGAAGCGGGGAGTCAGGGCCAAAAATCTCATCCCTGCGCTTGGAAGGGATACTGTTCCAGAAAGAATCCCAGTCGCTAGAGCTTGGCGGCTGAACCTCAATCGTGGTGTGGGGAACGCCTCTCTTGTCCCTAAGCGAAAAAATTTGAGTCTGTCCTCTTGATACAGGCTCGCAATAACCGCCGACGCAATGACTCATCCGAGTCCCTTCCATCTTCAGAGCGCCTTCAAGCTCCGGCTTGTATTTGGCCATATGCGCTTTTTTGGCGTCACTCATAGCCTCTAGTTGCTCATCCAGCGTTGAGCCTGCGTTAATGGGAACAGAGTCTGTTTGCCTTGGAATGCTCAACTGAACCCAAGACAAATCGCTCTCTGGATAATCCTTAATTTTTTGAATTACCGGACTATTCGCAGCCTTTTCAAGCATTGCTTTTTCATGGGCAAGGTTTGCGTCTGCAATTCTGGCAATTGCCGCATCAACGCTCATGTTTTTGAGGTTTTCTGGCTTAAGCATAAAGCTATCCGGCACCCCAGATGCTTTCATTTCTCCCCTCTGCCATCTGTGCGGAAGAAGGTTTGACATTTGGCGCATTAGCTCACCTAGTTGCAGATCAGCCGTGCTGTCCAAGCCGTACATCGGGGTTTCTGGGCTTAAATTGTTTGTCCAAGGATTTGCAGAAATTATGTGCTTGTTTATGGCTGCCCCTTCTTCAGGGGAGTTGACTAGAGGGTAAAATCTAAGGTGGTAAAAAGACTCGGGGTCTAAAGCGTTTATTTGCTCAGACGACATCGGCGGCCCGCCGCTATAGTCTTTTAGCCCTCGCCATCCTTCTTCGTTAGCCCTTTTCCTTATGCCCCCGATGGTCTGGGGAGAGATTGCGGTGTCAGCCGCAACATCCCAAAGCCTAGCAACCGGAGAGGTTCCGGTTGTCTCCTCGGGCATTCCTG